ACCAGAGCGATCCCGAGGCGCCGTTCCGCATCTTTGAAAGCGGTGCGATCCTTGTCCACCTCGCCGAGAAATTCGGGATGTTCCTCCCGACAGATCCCGCGGCCCGCGCCGAAGTGCTGAGCTGGGTGTTCTGGCAAGTGGCCAGCGGACCGTTCATGGGGGGCGGCTTTGGCCATTTCTACGCCTATGCGCCCGAGAAATACGAATATCCGATCAACCGCTACGCGATGGAAACCAAGCGGATCTTCGACGTCGCCGACAAACGTCTTGGCGAGAGCCGCTTCCTTGCGGGAGACGAATACACCCTCGCCGACATCGCCAACTATCCCTGGCTTGCGCCGTTTGTGGCCGGGCAGATCTACAACGATGCCAAGACCTTTCTCAGCATCGACGAATACAAGAACGTCGCGCGCTGGGTCGCTGAGATCGGCGCCCGTCCCGGCGTGCAGCGCGGGCGGATCGTCAACAAGGTGTGGGGCGATGAAGACACGCAATTGCGCGAACGCCACTCGCCCGCCGACTTCGTCGGCAAGCGGCTGGTGACCAGCGCCCCGCAATAGGACGCAGGCCGGGGCGGAGGCGCAAAATTCTGCGCCTCCGCCCCCTTCCCATATGCATTTCAGTCGCTATAGAGCGCGGCTCTTGCTGGGGCGTAGCCAAGCGGTAAGGCACCGGTTTTTGGTACCGGCATGCGAAGGTTCGAATCCTTCCGCCCCAGCCAGAATACATCGCATATTGTCGCGCGCTGTCGCTTAGATTAGCCCCAACCCTCGGAAGTCAAAGCGAATCGCGCGCAGGTTGTCGCAGCGGATCGCGCGACAGCGCCGCCCCTCTGGGGGCATCGGGAGGGGCATCGCTTGCTTACAGAAGTCGCGATCAGGAATGCATGCCCCCAGGCCAAGCCCTTCAAGCTTGCGGATGGCGGCGGGCTTTATCTCGAAGTTCTGCCATCCGGTACGCGATCATGGCGCTGGAAGTACCGCTTCGCCGGCGTGGAAAAGCGGCTTACCTTCGGCCCTTGGCCGCTGATCTCGGCGAAGCGGGCGCGCGAACTCAGGGACCAGGCCAAGGTGACGCTCCTTGGGGGCACCGATCCGGGAGCACGTCATCGGGAATCGAAGGTGCAGGCGCGCTACGGCGAGACGTTCGAAGCGATCGCCCGCTCCTGGCACGCGCAGAAAGCGCCCACGCTGGTACCACGTTACGCAGCCGAGGTAATGGCCCGGCTCGAGGCGAACGCCTTCCCGCAACTTGGCCGCATCGCGATCCGCGACATCAAGCCTGCAATGGTGCTGGAGACGCTGCGCAAGATCGAGGCACGCGGCGCGAAGACGATGGCGCACGAGGTGCGCGGTCATCTGTCGGAAGTGTTTGTGTGGGCGATCGCGGCCGGGCTGGCCGAGAACGATCCGGCCTCCGTCGTCCGCAAGGCACTATCGCCCACGGATCCGCGTCGTCGGCCCGCGCTGGTGACGTTGCCCGAGCTGCGCGCGTTGATGGCCAAGGTAGAGGCGATGCCGAGGGTCTGGCCTTCGACCAAGCTGGCCTCGCGCTTGCTGGCATTGACCGCATCCAGGCCCGGCCCGGTGCGCCTAGCGGAGAGGTCGGAGTTCGAGGACCTCGACAGCGAAGAACCGGTCTGGCGCATCCCGGCCGCCAAGATGAAGCTGTCCGCCCGGAACAAGCGCGACGGCACGTTCGACTTCGTGGTTCCCCTCTCCCCGGCCGCGGTGGAAGTGGTCAAGGAAGCGCTGGCAAGGATCGGCGGGCCGCGGTCGAAGCAGCGCTGGCTGTTCCCGGGCATGACGCGGGTCGAGCCGATCAGCGACGTGACGTTGAGCAAAGTCTATATCGATGCAGGGTATCGCGGGCGGCACGTCCCGCACGGGTGGCGGGCGAGCTTCTCCACGATCATGAACGAACGCGCGGCAAGGGCCGGTCGGCCGGAAGATCGCGCGATCATCGACCTGATGCTGGCGCACATGCGCGACGACGTCGAGGCAGCATACAACCGCGCGGCCTATATGAGCAGGCGGCGCGAACTGGCCTGCGAGTGGGCGCATTTGCTGACAGGTCCGCCTCCAACCACCTGACCGCGGGAGGTGCCGCATGACGGCGCCCGCTGGCACCCGCGGCGGCGACGCCACCCCCTTTGGCCTCCTCGCCGCCAAGATCGCGGCCACGTCCCTCTCGCGTAAGACACGCCTTAAGCTCGAGCGCGGCGATAGCCCGCGATCGGGCCAGCCAGTTTGGCGCAACAGCTACTACGAGGGCCAGTGTGAAGACCGGATCTGGCGGCGCTACGGCGACGGCACGGCCCGCACAGGCAAGCGACTCCAGGCCCTGATCCTGAAGGCCGCCCGCCGCCTCGAGCGCGAGACGCGGCGCAAGAGGCAGGCCGAGGCCGAACGCCGGCGGCGCGGCCTGCTGGGCGACGTTGGGATAGAGGTGCTCGAATTCCTGTGGAGCCGGGTGGATTACTTCACTGGCCGACTTGAGCCCGCTATCGCGACAATCGCCGACGAGCTCGGCCGATCCTATTCGGCAGTCCACCGCGCGCTGAAGCATCTGCGCGCGCACGGCTTCATCCAATGGGAGCGGCGTAGCCGCCCGATCGAGAACCCGGTGCCTGGCGGCCCGCTCGTCGAACAGATCCCCAACGCCTACATCCTGCTGATCCCCAAACCCTTGCGCAGCTACTTCGCGATCGAGATCGGCGGCAAGCGACCTCCAACTCCTGATTGCCTCGCCTGGGACCGCGACAAGGCCCGCGAGGAGTTCGAGCGCCAGTTGAACCAGCTCACCCTGCAGGAATGGCAACAGGCCACCTGGCAAGGCGACAGCCGCATGGGAGAGTGTCTCGCAAACATCGCTCGTATGGTTGAAGAGCGCGAATCCTCCATAGCCCGAGAGACCGGGGGAGAATTACATTCTCCTTGAAAGGAAGGGGCCAACTTGTGGTTGGCCCCTGCGTTTCCCCGTGTCCGGCCCGAACTCACCGGCAGAAATCACCGAAACCCAGCACAAGCGGCAGCGCCGCGCAGCGGCGGCTACGCCGCCGCAAGGGGCTTTGCGGGGGCCGGAGAGCAAGCGCCGTGCCAGAAACGGCCCTCGCTCCGGCGGCGACGGTCGCGCTCGAAAGCAGCGACTGCAGTCGACAAGTAGTAGATTGCCGACATAAGCAGCCGCTACAAATCCGCGATGACCAGCCAAAAATCGGATGCTCCGTTAAAGGATCTGAACGACTTGGCCGCGGCCGCCCGACGAACTGCATTCTCGCGCATCAATATGCATAATTCTTTCAAGCCCCGGCTCCGCCAGATTGCGATGTCCTCTACCGGGCGCGCACGCGGTGTTTCGAGATCGAAACGACAGCCCGTCGGCTGCATAATTTATGGGCAGAAAGCATGAAGGCGAGGCGTGGGGGCAAGCGCGGCGCTCGGGGTCTGGGCGCGGGGGTTCGGCCCGGTCGGTGCCGGTTTTTGACCCGGGTCGGATGCGCTGGATTTTGGGGTTCGGCGCTGCTGATCAGGCGGGGCCGTAATCGACCGGGCGAGCGCCGCAGGTGCTGCACTTCATGCGCGGCACGATCTTGGCCACCAGGTGGCTGCCGCCCTTCCGCTGGCAGCGCTTGAGCAGCGCGGCGGGGTCGAGCAGCACCGTGCGACCGCAGCTACACTGCACGCGCAGCCGCAGCCCCTCACGGCAATAGGCGGACAGCGAATCGAGGCGCTTCGAGCTCATCCACTCCCAAGAACAGGAGTGGAACAGATGTACAATGAGGCGTGGTCATTATGAACATAGTGGCTTGAAAGATTTGCCAGAACTGATATGTTCGCCGCAGGGCGATATAGGCCGCAAAGTAGGCGGAGGGACGCGCGTTCACCTCCTTTCTGCACCTGCGGAGCTGGTGCGCCCCGCGCCGATGGCACGCGCCAGGGAGTTCCTGCTTCTGTCGTTTCGGACGTATGGCCAAGGTCATCAGCGCAGGGAGCCCGTGGCCGGGCGTGCCGGCCGCCGGATCAATCCGCCCGGCCGGTGATGACCAGCTCACCGAAGTCGCGGCTCTTGTGCGTCCCACCCACGGTGTAGCGCACCGACTCCTCGTTGAATGCAAAGCCCGCGAAGATCCGGCGCACCTCGGGATGATCATTGATCGAGAGGATGAAGCGGCCCTTCAGGCCCGCCAGCTGCTCGGCCATCAGGGCGAACTGGTCGCGATCAAACAGCTCCCGTCCATAGTCGCCTTCGCAGCCATAATATGGCGGATCGAGGTAGAACAGTGTTCCGGTTCGATCGTAGCGGGCGATGAAGTCGCTCCAGGGCAGGCGCTCGATCTTCACCCGGGCTAGTCGTTCATGGATCGCCTCGAGCACTGGGCCCAGCTTGGTAACGTCGAAGCGCGCGGGCGCTGCATAGTCGACGCCGTACCCGCGCCCGTCGACCTTCCCGCCAAAGCTCAAGCGCTGCAGGTACAGAAACCGGGCCGATCGCTGCAGGTCGGTGAGCGTGCCCGGATCCTGTCGGACCAGCAGCTCGAAGTTGGCCCGGCTCGTCACCTGGAAGCGCAGCATGTCGAGGAAGGCGACATAGTGATGTTGGAGCACCCGGAAAAACGTCGCCACGTCCTGCGACCAGTCGTTGATGGTCTCGCTCTTCGGGCGTGCCGATCGGCGGAAGAACACGCCGCCCATGCCGACAAAGCCCTCGCAATAGGCATCGTGCGGCACGGCATCGATCATCGCGACCAGGCGCTTTGCGAGCGCTCGCTTGCCCCCGATGTACGCAGCGGCAGGGCGGACCGGGTCAACCGGTTCGTGCGGGTAATAGGGATTCGACTCCATCGCATTTGTTCCATATCTGTTCCGCTGCCGAGTCGGCAGGCGGGCTGATCCCAAGGCGGGACCGGTTGGGACAGGACGAGTGCAATTCGTCGGAATTCGGGCGTTGGCGCGCCCGGTTCCCCCGCCTTCACGGCGAGGTGAATGTCAGGCCGCGGGGCCGACCATCATCGGGGCGTAATCGCGGTACTGCACCACCGGCAGGCCGGTGATGTCGTTGACCTGCCGCATGACGTCCATCAGCGGCATGATCTCGTTGCTAAAGAACACGTCCATCGCGGTGCGCACGTCACCGAAGCCGCCGTTGTTCTGGGGGATGATCCCCAGCACCTGCGGCGGCGTGCGGTGGGCGACCAGCAGATCGTCGCGGGTCACGTTCTTTATGTTGAGGAACTCGTCCTTCGCGGCAACCTCGCTCAGGTGCATGATCTGCACCCCATCCTTCTTGCCGTTGGGGGCGTGAAGGAACAGGTTCTTGAAGTTGCCGACGCCCTTGGCCCCGCGCAGCTGATCGCGGATCTTCTTCACGTCGTCATCGCTCATGCTCGGCTCGGACAGGTAGAAGATGAACCCGGCGTGCGCGCCGTTCTTGTAATATCGGCGGCGGAACAGGGTCGCTGCCTCGTTGAGCAGCCCGGAGTTGAGCGCCGCCAGCCATTCGGGGAGGCCATAGATCTCTTGGCCGACGTCGGGCTCGCGCAGGTGGATGATAGTGCCGGGTGCGAACTCATGCCCGCTGGCGATGCTGCCCAGGCCGACCACGTCGGGTTTGACCCAGTAGAAGTACCCTTCCTTCGTCCCCACCCGGGTGTGGAGCGCTGGGCTGACCCGGTATTCCATGGGCTTCCGGGCGATGTTGGGGATCATCTCGAGGAACAGATTGCCCATCTGCAGGAAGTCGAGCGCGGCGCGTTCGTGCGTCGCCGCGTCCATCCAGCGCGAGGGCACGAAGTGCTTCTTGAGCAGGTTGACCTTGAGCTTGATCGCGCTCTGGTGGTGCGGGCTCATCCGGTAGCACTTGGCGAGGCCAACGAAGGGCACCGGCGGTTCGTACCAATCGGCATTGATCCACGCGCCGTCGAAATATTCCCACAGGCTGCGCCCGTCGACCACGCTGACATCGTCGCCGAAGGTGAAGGCCTCGATCCCGGCCGGAGCCGCGGTGAGCTGCTGGGCTGCATCAGTCATATTCGAAGAACTCCACGGTGGATTGGTTGCGGCCGGTATCGCCGGAATCGAGTGGCTCGTTGATCAGGGCGTGCATCGTCGCCCAGGCGATATCGGCGTGGCCGAGATCCGAGTTGCGCCCGGAGACATAGGTCAGCTGCTTGCCGCTGGCGGTCAGGCTGGGCCGGATCATCATGAAGGCGTCGCGCACGTCGCCCCATTCGATCGGCATCTCGATGCGCCCCGCACGGAACAGGTTCTGCGCCTTCATCACCATGTGGGCCTTCCCAGTGACCGAATAATCGACCTTGCGGGCCATCGGGAACCACTTGACCACCAGCTGGTAGACCGCAGAGCCGAACGCGCTGTTCTCGATCCCGATATCGGTGACGTTGTAGCGCATCGCGATCCGGTGGATGGCCCGGTCCTGCCCGGCGTAGTCCTCGCCGGAGAGGCGCACCTTTTCGAGCAGGCGGAACTTGCCGCGCGGCGTTTCGGGCGGTGCGATCACCATCAACTGCGCGTCGTCGCGGCCCTGATCGTTCGGATCATATCCCAGCCAGACCGGCTTGTTGCCGAACGGGCGAAGCTCGGCGGGTTTGTAATCCTTCCACTTGTAGAAGGCATCGACCATCGCCGGCTGCAGCATCGCCCAGTTAAAGGCGGATTGGGTATCGTCGACGAACAGGCACAGGAACTTGTTGCCGAACTCCTCGACCGAATAGCGGCGCTGCAGCGCTTCGCGGTCGAACAGATCGAAGCCCAGCTCCTCGGCATCGTCGATCGTGACGATTTGGCGCCAGATCCCGTCCGGTCCAACCGCGCCATGCTTCAGCGCCTTGTGGCTCGTATCGAAATGCTGCTGCTCGCCCTTGGCGCGGCCGCGGTTCCATTCTTCGCCGCTCCACTTGCCATAGGCACCGTGCGTGACCGTAGACGGCGTCGAGAAATAGGTGAGCCGGTAGAACTTCTGCGACGCCATGGCCGAGGCGACCGCCTCGAACTGCTGGAAACCGGGAAGCCAGAAGGCCTCGTCCAGGTAGACGTCGCCGTGATAGCTTTGGGCGGTGCGGAAATTGGTGGCGAGGAAGTAGAACCGCACCGGCTCCAGCTGGTTGCCGTCTTCATCCAGGCGATTGATGACCAGCGGGTTGCCTTTGAGCTCCTTGCCGGTCGCCTCGAACACGAAGTCGATGATGTAATCGCGGAAGACCTCGGCCTGGTTCTTCGAGGCCGACAAGAAGATCTGGTTGTTCCCGGTGTCCATGCCGCGCATGAACGCCTCGCGGGCGAAGTACCAGGTGGCCCCGATCTGCCGCGATTTCAGGATGAAGCGGATGACCTGGGAGGATGCTTCCCACCACTTGGTCTGGTGCCCGTAGAGCTTGTCTTCGAACAGCGCCCGGCACTTCTCGATTTCCTCGAAGGTGAGAAGGTTCTTGCCCTTGGCGCGCTTCGCCTTCGCCTCGGGCGAAGTGCGGTTGGCGACGTTGGGGTTGAGATCACCCTCGTTACCGCCGCCGAGGAACTTCTCGATCCGGGCGAGCCGCTCGGCCTGCCGGGCGAGCAGATCGATTTCCTTGAAGTCCTTGCCGGTCTTCTCCGGCTTGTCGATCAGGGTGGCCCAGCGCGACTCCAGCGCATCGCCCATCTTGACATGGCTGGGTGCCTCGTCCCACGCCTCGCGCTTCTTCCAGCTGGCGATGGTCGGATAGGCAACGCCCAGCTCATCGGCGATCTGGCCAATCGACCAGCCCCGCCAGTAGAGCGAGCGCGCCGCCCGCCGCGCTTCGAACGGAATCGCCGGCCGCACGGCGCTGGGATCGATGGTGGGCTGGACGTTCATCACAGCGGCGAATGTCACAGCTCTCGCAAGCTTCGCCCTATCGCTACCCCGTTAGCAGCGCGCCAACGGAGCGCGCGCCTTGCCCAAAGGCCTCGATCTGGGGCGATTGCCGTCTGACAGCCCTGGCAATGACAGTGCGCCGCCCCAGACCGGAGAGCCCGATGAAAACCAAGCCCTTCCTCCTCGCCACTGCCGGTTCGACGGTCGATGGTCGCAAAATTGACGAACAGATGCTCGAGCAGATGGCGAGCAGCTACGATCCGCAGACCTATGCCGCGCGTCTCAACATCGAGCACATCCGGGGCATCAGCGGCCAGGCACCGTTCCGCGCCTTCGGCGACGTGCTCGAGCTGTCGGTTGGCGAGACCGAGGTCAACTTCAACGGCAAGAAGGAGAAGCGCAAGGCGCTGTTCGGCACCTTCGATGTGACCGAGGAGGCCAAGCAGCTCAACGAGGCGGGGCAGAAGGTCTATCCTTCGATCGAGATCGAACCCAACTTCGCCGGCAAGGGCTTCGCCTACCTGATGGGCTGCGCGCTGACCGACAGCCCGGCATCGATCGCCACGGACCGCCTGCAGTTCGCCCGCCACCTGCCTGGCACGATCGTGCTGGCGCGGGGCGCGGATGGCCAGCCCAGCGAGCCGCTCGCGCTCGAATTTGCCGAAAGCGCCGATGGCAACGCGGGCGACAACTTCCTGAGCAAGCTCGGCACCATGTTCGATGCCTTTGCCGCGAAGCTGGGCGCCACGCCCAAGCCCGAGGCCAAGACGACCGAGGCGTCCGCTGATCCCGCAGCGCTCGACTTCACGGCCATGCGCCCGTTGTTCGAGCAGCTGGGCGAGAGCTTCAGCAACGCGATCGGCGAGCTGCGCGGCGAAATGCGCACGGAGATCGATCAGCTGAGCGTGAAGCTCAAGAGCGTCGAGACCGCGATCGAGACCACCCCCGATCCCAACCACAACCGCCGTCCGCCCGCCACCGGCCCCGGTGGGGCCTATACCCTCACCGATTGCTGATCACCGCTCTCGCCCCTCCGCTCTCCCACCGCCGCGCCTGATCCAAGAAGGACCGCTTCGATGCAGACTAAGACCCGCCAGCTTCTCGCCGCCTATGTCAGCCACATCGCGCTGATCAACGGCGTGGCGAGTGCCACCACCAAGTTCAACGTCGACCCGGTGATCGAACAGAAGCTCGAGGAGCGGATCAAGGAATCGTCAGAGTTCCTTGGCATGATCAACATGATGCCCGTCACGCAGCAGGCGGGCGAAGTGCTCGGCCTAGGCGTCACCCGCACGCTCGCCGGACGCACCGACACCTCGGGCGCCGGCCGCCGCAATCCGACCGATCCGACCGGCAGCGACATCAAGCGCGAGTATTTCTGCAAGCAGACCAACTACGACTGGGCGATGCGGTACCAGCTGCTCGATGCTTGGCGGCACCGCACTGAATTCCAGACCCTGATGCGCGATGCGATCCTGAAGCAGCAGGCCCGCGACCGGATCATGATCGGGTGGAACGGCACCAGCGCGGCGGCAACCACCAACCGCGGCGCCAACCCGAACCTGTCCGACGTCAATGAGGGCTGGCTGCACAAGATCCGCACCGATGCCGAAGAGCAGGTGTTCGATGACGGCAATCTGACCGTGCTGGATGACGGCACGAACAATGGCGCGCTGAAGGCGATCTACGTCAAGCCGGGCGCGGTGCTGTACGATGCCAGCCTCGATAACGCGGTCACCGCGGGCGCCGATTACAGCTCGCTCGATGCGCTGGTGCTCGATGCCAAGCGGCTCCTGCCCGAATGGCACCGCGGCGACACCGAACTGGTGGTGATCGTCGGCCACGATCTGGTCGACGACAAGTACTTCAACATCGCCCAGACCACCGGCGCGACCGCGACCGAGGTTGAGGCCACCGATCGCATCCTGCGCTCGAGCAAGACGCTTGGCGGTCTGCCGGCGGTGCGCGTGCCGTTCTTCCCTGCCAACGGCTTGCTCATCACCCGCCTCGATAACCTGTCGATCTATTGGCAGGAAGGCACCCGCCGCCGCTGGCTGAAGGACGAGCCCGAGGCCGATCGCATCGCCAACTACGAAAGCGTGAACGAGGCCTTCGTGGTCGAAGATTACGAACTCGTGGTGCTGGTCGAGAACATCGTGATCGGCGCGGCACCGGCCCGACCCGAGGCACCGTAATACCGAGGGGCGTTGCGGGCGGCAGCTGACATCAGGGTCGGCACCGCTCGGGCCCATAGCTTAGCCGAGGCCGCGCGCGAGATTGGAAGCTCCCACCCGGTCCGGCCCCCGCCGCCTGATAGAGCGGGGAATTCGCCAGAAAGGAACCGCAGATGACCAGCCCCGCTCTCATGCATCGCCAGCAGAAGCTCGCGCGTCTCAGCACCCGCGCGCATCTCGATGACATGGCCCGGCGGTCGCGGGCCGGCATGGCAGCACCGATGCCGGACGAAGGCCCGGTCGCAACCGAATACCAAGGCCTGCTCGCCCAGCTGCACGATGATCTTCGCGTGCTGCACAACATCCAGTCGATCGAGAAGAAGATCGAGAAGAAGCCCGCTCTGCTCGCCAAGTACCGCCCCTGGGTGGCAGGCGCGCTGCAGGTGAAAGATGGGGATGCCGCGCCGCAGGATGAGATCGTGGTCACCGCGCTGATCTGGGCGCTCGATATCGCCGACTGGGGCTTCGCCCTTGATGTCGCCGATCACTGCCTCACCCACCATCTGGATTTGCCGGAACGCCACAAGCGCACCCTGGGCTGCATGGTGGTCGAAGAGATTGCCGAAGCCGCGATCAAGACCACCGGCAGCGTGCCGCATGATGTGCTGGAACGGGTACGCCCCATCGCCACCGATCATGACATGCCCGACCAGGTGCGCGCCAAGTTCTTCCGCGCGCTCGGCGAAAGCTGGGCCCAGCGGGCCGAGACCTTTGACCCTGCCAGCGACAGCGCACCTGCAGGCGGCAAGCCCGCGATGGTCGACGCCGCGCTTACCGAGCTGCGCCGTGCGGTGGAGCTCAACGCCAAGGTCGGCGTCAAGAAAACGATCGAGCAGCTTGAGCGCGAGGCCAAGCGTCTCGCCGAGGCTGCCGGTGCCAACAATGACTGATCGCCGGACTTCGGATCGTTTCATGGGCGTCGACCGCGCCCAGCAAGACAGAAAGAATCTCGAGCTGCGCCCCCGGCGCCGGGGGGGCGGTGAAGCGGATGCAGGGCGTGTCCCGACGCACCCGCCGATCCCCACCCCCCCTAAATGATTGCTGAAGTGCAGGAACCAGCACTTGAGAAAAGCTGAAGGCCCTTGATCCCCATGACCGACGTCGTCTCCACCCCTCCGCTGCCCAGCTCCCCGCAGGGCAGCTTCGTCGCCAGCGGCGACTGGTGGCCCGATATCGACGTCAACGCCATGCGCGAAGAGATCAACCTCGCCGGCGAGATCCCGCACCCTCGCCTGCGCGACGCGATCCGCTGGGCGGTGATCAATGTCACCAGCGAACTTGCGGCCTGGGCAGCGGTCCAGCAGGAAGCCGGGTTCGAAAGCCTCAGCGATGTCGAACCGCAGGAACTGATCGACCAAACCCCGGCGCTCGAGCTGCAATTCCGGTCGGCGGTCGGTGCCATGGCCGCGGCGCGGCTGATGCAGCGCAACCCCGATCTCACCGCCACCCGCGAAGGCAGCGATCGCGGCGATCAGCGCCGCGCTGTCGCCGATGATCTGCTCGCCGATGCCACCCGCACGATCCGCCAGATCCAGGGCGAAGCGCGCACCACCTCGGAGCTGATCTGATGGCGGCCGTGGTCTCCCGCGAAGGCGAGCCCCTCGATCTGATCGTCTGGCGTAACCGTGGCCGCACCGGCGGGCTGGTCGAAGCCGCGCTCGGCCTCAACCCCGGTCTCGCCGCGCTCGGCCCTGAGCTGCCCGATGGTGTCACCGTCCAGCTTCCCCCCGACAGCACCGCACCGCCCGTCCGTAAAACCGTGAAGCTCTGGGGATGAACGCCGTGCCATTCGATTACGCCACCGCATTTGAACTGTTGCAGTCGGTGCTGATCCTCGCGCTAGGCGCGCTGCTCAGTCTGGCGCGCGACATGATCCGCGACGTGCAGACCGGGCACAAGGAACTGGAACAGTCCGGCCGGGATCTGGCGCAAAAGCTCACCCTGCTCGAGGTGACCGTGGCGCGCGATTACATCCCGCGCGCCGAGTACGCCAGCGACGTGCGCGAGATCCGACGCCTGCTCGAAACGATCTCCGACAAGCTCGATCACAAGGCTGACAAGCAGTGATGGGCTGGATCCGCCCCCTCCGCCGCGATTTCTGGCGCCTGGTGCCCAACTGGCGCCGTGCGCATCGGTTCATGTCCACCCAGGCGCTTGGCCTTGGCTCTGCATGCCTCACGGTCTTCATTGCCATCGACGCCTCGCGCTCGGTGCTGCTCGCTACTCTCGCAATCACCGCCGCCATGGTCCTCTATGGAACTTTGGTGGACCAGCCCGAGGTGCACGATGAATAAGCCGCCCGCCGTTCCGCCCCATCGTTCTGTGCGCGAGCCCGCCCGCATCGGCCGGACCGCCAAGGCGGGAACCCTTGCAGCCGTGATCGGCTTCGCTGCTGCCGCCTTGGTCCTGAAAGACGTGCCGCAGGATGAAAGCGGGCGGAAGGTCGATGTGGTGATTGCCAACGATGGTGTTGCCAAGGTCACGCATATTTCCGGCAAGCAGTACCTTCAGGCCTATCTCGATGTGGCCGGCATTCCTACGGCCTGCGATGGGATCATCCGCTACAACGGCCGACCCGTTCGCATCGGTGATATCTTCACCGAAGAACAGTGCACCGCAGAACTCGAAAAGGCGCTGGTCAAGCACGCCGAGGGCATGATGGCATGCACCCCGGCATTCCGTAATTATCTCGACAAGGAAGCCATCGGGCCGACGCTCGCTGCCACTACCAGCTTCACTTACAACGTGGGCGTCAGAGGCTATTGCGGATCCACCGCTGCACGCCGGTTCAATGCCGGCAACTGGCGCGGTGCCTGCGATGCCTTCCTTGCCTGGAACAAAGCGCGGGTAAGAGGCGTGTTGCGACCAGTGCGTGGCCTTACGGAACGCCGCCAGAGGGAGCGGGCCTTGTGCCTGCGCGGGCTCTAATGGGCACGCTTTCACGCCAAGACGAACATGCGATGCTGATCGGCTGCGGCACCTTGCTGCTGGGCGTGGGCGCTCTGCTCGCTGGCATTGGCTTCCTGATTTTCAAGCTCGCGCAATGGGTGTTCGCATGATCGACCTTACCAAACCCGCCCTCGGCATCGCCCGCTGGATCTGGTGCCTGATCATCATCGCGGTGGTGATTGGCGCCAGCTGGTGGATCGTCACCAGCCTGATCGGTGGCAAGGTCGCGAAGGTCGAGGCGAAGCTCGGCCAGGCACAGACCGAAGCCGCACTCGAAAGCGGAGCCGATGCTGTCGCGTCTGTCGGCCAGACGCAAGTGAATGACGCCGCCACCGACACTATCACGAGGGAGAATGACCGTGCCATCCGACAAGCTCCGGGCGCCGATGCGCCTGTCGATCCTGCTGCTCGTAACGCTGGCCTGCGGAGCGTGTGTCGGCGCGCCGCCTATCGTCAGCGCCCAGAGTGCCTGCAGCACGCTCCTGCCCGCTGATTGGCGTGCGGGCGTCCCGGGTGCTGATCTGCCCGCCGGTGACACGGTGGGCGATTGGATCGCCTTCGCCGACGCCCAGACCGGGCAGCTCGACAAGTCGAACGATCGCTATTCGGCCGCGGTCGGCATCGTCGAGCGGTGCGAGGAACGCGATCGCGCCGCAGTGAAGAAGGCGCGGCCCAAGTTTCTCGGGATCTTCTGATCTCCACATTGGAAGGAATCGTAATGAGCCACGTCGCTACGAAGGATCTGCAGGAAAAGATCGCCGCGCTGATGGGCGGGCTTGGGGTCGAGGCTGTTGCCGCCGGCTCGGCCAACGTGGTGCTCGGCGCCGCTGGCGCGATCGGCGACACGGTCAGCCACCTGGTCATCGTCCCCGCCACCACCTCGCCGGGTGCGGTCAGCATCAAGGATGGTGCTGGCTCCGCGATCACTGTCTTTGCCGGAGGTGCCAACAGCGTGAGCTCGCTGGTGCCATTCGCTGTGCCGCTGGGCGCTGATTCCAAGACGGGCGCCTGGTCAGTGACGACAGGCGCGAACGTGTCGGTAGTGGCGTTCGGGCGCTTCAGCTGATGCGAATCTCACCGCTCAGCCTTGCCTGTTTTGCAGGCGGCGTCGCTAGCGTTTCGGGGTTGGCTATACCCGAAAACCACAAAGACGGCCTCATTTCCGAATGGCTGTTCGCGGAAGGCGCAGGGACGACCGTCAATGATGAGGTGGGTTCCAATGACATCAACCTCGCCGCGCCGACGACACCGAACTATACTTGGAACAGTCGGGGCATTGCTTTGGCGGCAGGCCTTATCCAGACGCCTTCTATCACCGGAGCGCGCACGGTTGCGATGCTTTACAAAGTGGGCAGAGGCGATGCTGCAGGCTTTATCAGTTCGGGCGGGGCCAGTTCGGGCTCCGGCGTTCTAGGTGACAGCGCTTCGAATGGCGAAACCTATCACATCGGCGGCGGCTATGGCGTACATCCGGCATTACACCGGCAGGCTGTTGTGGGTGGCACATTTGTTGACGGCTTCAGAGAGCTAAACCGGGGTGGCTATGTCCTTCTGTTTCGCCAATTGCCATCCTCCTTCAACACCATTCTAGGCTTCGGCGGTCGCCACTCCACCACCACCTCGCGTTGCGCCAATTTCGAAATCGTCTGGGCGGGGGTGTGGGATGACGTCCTGAATGATGCAGAACGCACGCAGATTTACAACTATGCGGCCTACGTGTCGCGGCAGCGCAGCGTGTATTTGCGCAATGTAGACTGCCCGAACCGGTATCGGACCGTGTTGCTTGGCGGGGAAAGCACGGCTGACGGACGCTCGCCCATCAGCGGCCTTTCCGCTGGCGATCAAATGCAGGTTTTCAGCAAGGCCTTTATTCAGTCGTCCAACTCCACCGGAACTGGAACGGATATGTTCGTCCCAGCCCTTTTTGACCTTGGAGTAAATCAACAAACTACCGCGCCCGCCACTAACTTCGGCCCGGAACTCGGTTTTGCGCAGGCAATCGAGATGGGGTCCGAAACAGTCTATATTGTCAAGACAGCTTTGGGCTCCACATTCCTCGCCCCACCCGAATCCAACGGCGTAAATAATCCGCCGTCGCAAGCGTCCTGGGGCACTTCAACATCGACGCAATCCGGCCTTTTATGGCGGGCCGTGTTCGATCTGTATGACGCAGAACAATCATCCCGTGCTGCGGGTGTTGGTTTGGACATCGCCGGGATGCAATTCCTGATCGGTTTGAATGACG